CCTGCGGTTTTTCTTTTACAAGTTGTTTTCTATATAAGACACAAGATCGGCCCTATTGTTAACCAAGGTTCCATTTTTGCGAACATAGTCCCATGGAATCTTTGGATCATTAAGCGAAGTGCCAACATATATCGTATGCATTAGCCTCTTAATATCTTTTTCGCCAAACGAGCCTTCTAGCAAAGGTAGAATCTTTTGTTTAAATTCTTCATAACCATAGTAGCCGTCAGAGCGAGCAGATGGTGGTCTGCCTTCATTAAACGGCTTGATTACCTTTTGTTCTATAAACTCACTTAGGTCTGAATATTTCAGAACATAGTGCTCATTAAATTCATCAGCAAACTCATTGCCAGCATACTCACTGAAAATAAATAAATCTGCTTTGGTCTTCCATTCGTTCGCTTTGTGTGGCGAAAAGCCTCTAGCAGTAGAAACATCTCTTTTGGGCACTAATTTACCCTTTCTGCGCTTGAGTTCTGGCTTTGATTTAAGCTCAACTCTTACAACTTTATCTCCGACGGTTAATTTTGCATCTGCTCTATATTCATTAGAACGATTCGTATCAGATGTTTCTGACAAACCGAAGTGCCGAATCACGGCAATTTCTCTTGAATTGTCTTGTGACATATTCATCGCTCCTTAGTGAAGTTAATTGCTTTAGAAAGAAAGCGGACTTGTAAACGAGACATCTGTAGACCCATGCCTCCCTGCGGTTGTTTGTTTTATTCCGCCGATGTATCTTCGACTTCTTCAGCAGTGTCTTCTGCTTCTTCTTCTACAGCCTCTTCTTCTTGCTCTGACTCCAACACCACACTGGTGTCTTCTTCACTATCACCGCAAGCAAGAAGAGACCCGATGATTAAGTGAATCATTGCGTCTCCTTTTGGTTTATATGAGGCATCTCTTAAGCCATGCCTCCCTGCGCTCTTTTAACATTAGAGTAGGAGATATAATGTCTAAAATAGTGGGGAGTAGTTTATTCTCCGCTCCCCACAGAGTCGTGCCACTTACTAATCGCCCATTAGTTTATCAAAAGCCGCATCCACCTTAGATTTGGTGTTGTATTTTACGGTCTCCGACGAGTTACCTTCGGAGGAAGTGTCAGTTGACAAAAACTCATCCAGCAAGGCTTGTATTTCTTCGGAGGTTTGACGCTGGAAGAGGGTATCGAAATCGGGTACCGAATTCAACAACTCGTCACAACTGGCTACTGCTTCATCGCAGAGCACCGAAGGACGCCGACGGGGCTTAAGCGTCGTCTTGGGAAATGATCCCGGGGTTCCCGGAACATTATAAGTGAGCACAATATCTGTGCCTGTCTCAGGATCAGTGATATCTCCATAATCAGGATCAAGCACCAACCCAAGAAGGGTTTCATAAGCGGTCTTACCATAAGACCAAACACGAACTCCTTCGGCTTCCTCGCCACGGACGAGGATAGGAGAAAAATAACGCTTGCGAACAAAAAGCTTTTTAGCCTCTCGCTTTGCAGTGTCATCATTGCTCTCGACCCCTTGTCGCCAAAGATGCGAAGCAAAGTCGCAAATCGGGCAGTCTTCTCCATGGTTTCTCTTTGGACAGAGAATTCCAGGATTCTTACCAACATTGTAGTGGAAATGAAACTCTTTGAACGGATCCCCATCTTCTGTAGGGATAATTCTAATTGTTTGATCGCCCTCAGTTGGACGCCACTTAGTGTTGTCTCGCTTCTGTTTGTTACCATTCTTGGAAGTTTGAAGCTTTTCTCTCATTTTACTTAGATCAAGACCCATAATATTTTCTCCTTTTAGTTGATCTGTTGTGCCGATACAGGCTAAGGTCAAGGGACATTTGTCCCTTGCCAAGTATTATTATAACATATTTAGCTTACACTGTCAAACGAAAAGCTAGAAATACTTTCCGTAACTTGACCCGAAACAGTATTCCAGTTGAATACTCGGAATCCTCGGCTATTTACGTCATAAACGATTTCACTTCCTTCGGGAAGGGAAGCTTGACGACTAGAAGTCGATCCAATAACGCTCGATGGAACATCACGGCCACGAATAAACCTCATGGTGCGAGACTCGCCGTTTTGCTTGGTGAAAGTTCCGGTGTGAATTGTGTATTGGTTGCTCATTTATCCTCCAGTTGTATGTAATGAGTGTACTTTATTGAATAAAAGTACGATTGTTGGTCATCAGATGAGTATATGCTAAAAGAAGACTTGATGTCCGCCTGTTCGTCGGAAGAGATTTTTTGTTTAATTCTCGATATTAGGTCGTTATCAGTTTCTAATTCATCCTCATTGATACTATAAATATAGCATGTTTCTGTCATGTTGTCAAGTGGAAAGTATAACTTTTCTTCATTTTTTTCCACAGAACCGATTGATATAGTCCTTATTCTTGATATATCGGCTGGCTTATGACGAGAACCCAAAATGGGGTCTATATTATCAAAATAATTTAATGCATGTATAGCTGAAACTATAGTTTGGTTTATCTTGCCGTAAAAGTTAATTACAGGGCCTTGTCCAGTGATCTCAGAAACACTATTGTTATCAAATAACAGAATCTCGGACAAAAGACCGGAGCGTGCGAACTGCTGGAGTACTCCCATAACTACTCTGTTCCTCCTCATATATTCAGGCGGTGTGAAGAAAGGGTCAGGATTGATATATACAACTTTAATGTTACAATCTTTTATTTGTTCCATTATCTTCAATGCAGCAGAGGCTACCTTAGAAGCACCACAGAGAATAAAAATAACATCTCCCTTAACACCTCTAAGCTTTCCTCTCTTCATGTTAGGAGTTTTCTCCTCACACTCTTCAACAGTATCGCATTTGGGGATTCCTTTGCCCTCATCAATCAAGACAACCTTATAGTTGCCGTATTGTTTGAATAAAGACGCAATATTACACCCTGCTGTGCCTAAGCCAATGACTACCATGAGAACTCCCTCATATCTCCAAGATTCTTGCCAATCTTCATGTTTGACTTGAACTTTCCAAGCCTTGTGTCCTCAAATAGTTCAATAATCTGCGGAATAAGATAGCGATCCTCATGAGAGAGATCCAAAATAACAGAATCGTGGATAATGAATGCGACATTTGTCTTCTTCTGTCGTAGAAAGCGATGGATCTTGTTCACCTGAGTAATGCAGTTATCAGATGATGCGCTTTGAAGCAAGTAATTGAGAGAATGGAAGTCATCAGACTCAATTTTACGGCCAAATGGCGTTTGAACGTATCCATCCGCATAGTACTTATCAAGAACTTTCTTCCGATCATAGTGTTCAGAGCGAATAGCGTCAGAAGATGGATTATAAAGCCATGCAAACAATTTCTTTTTTGCCTCATCTCGTTCAAGTTCTCCATTGAATATGTTCTCGACATTCCACTCATGGATATCACCATCAGGTTGAGGGGTACCGGAAAGAGAAAGAAGTGCGCGAAGCTCCGCTCCGTTGAAGTCAAGCTCCAAAAAGAAGTCATTGTTCGGGATCACAATACCCCGATTCTCTTTCTTGAGATTGAGGATCGGAAAAGACCCCTCATGCACTCCCAATCTTCCCGTCTTTGTGCCAAAAATGTTGTAATTGACAACAGGATTGGTACCCCAGAACCTTTTAGATAGCGACATAGCCTTCTTGTCATATGATGCCAATTTCTTCAACAATGACCAGTTAATTTGGACATTCTGTTGAGAAATGTCATGTGCCATCTCCTGAGTCTTGGAGAGGAATGAATAGTTCTTTGGTCTCTCATAATTGTTGAGAACGAACTCACATATCTCGTTTTTTACGTCAAGGAAATGACGGAGATGGTGACGAGGAATGACATCGTAAAGGCATATGTCAGCCAATCGGACCTTTGCAGTAACGAAAGAGCGTAGAAACGCTTTAATTCTGCCCTTGCGGGCCTTGAATCGCTCTTGAAGATCCTCTGGGCATACTTCTTCAATTGTCTTTCCATTACAATAGAGTTGCAAACATGTGATGTCGTCAGAGCCGACATGATCACCATAACTCCAAGTAATGTTAAGGTTGTTAGGGCGCTTTCCATATATAAATTCTCCTTGGGTATAAAAGCCTTGACAATCTTTCTTGTCATCGATAACTTGAAAAATCAATATCCACCTCCGTATGGACGGTCAGTGCCAAAGCGCTCCTTATGTTCTTTGTCTTTTTGTTTCTTGATGACGGAGTTAAGACCTCCGGGTTTGAACTTACGGATGCTTCGGTACTGTTCTTCAATATAACTGAT